CTTTTGAGGACCTGTTCCTAAAAAACTAATATTGGTTTTCGTTCCCATAAATTTGTTGGGATTCGCTCCAATTTTAGTTGCCAGAGCCATTAAAGCTCTAAGTGTAAATAAATTAGCCATAATAATTTAAATTGTTTCTCTCTATTTTTTCATCCTTATAATCTTCAGGGTGCGTAATGAAATACCCTTTTCTTAAACGTATAATCGCTTGCGTCATTGAGTCTACATAGTCATCATGATCCCCATGCGGAAAAGCCGCACACTCTTCTATCACCTCTTGCGCAAACGTTTTATGTTTCGGTGCCCATATCCTTCCCATTTCAAAAAGATGGGCAATCGAATTCATTCTTACATGCTTATCATTTCCTTTGGAAGGTGTATAGTCCTGAACGGGAATATCAATTTGTCGAAGTTCATGGATCAAAGGGATCCCTGAGGCCTTGGCCTCGATCAAGACGATATCCGGATTCCAGTCTAAGTATTCTTGGTGAGCCAGGCGTCGAAGTTCGGGGAACTCGTACCGACCTCTAAAAGCATCGAGTAAAATTGCATTTTGACCTTTTCCCTCTACGGTGAAAACACCCCAAGTCGTAATGGCTGAATAATCAGCCGTTTCTTTTTTCATAAAAGCTGTATCATAAGATTGAACAATGAAATCGCACTTCGGTGGCCTATCATGCTTCCAATCTTTCCACCATTCTCTTTTGATAATGGCTCCTTCTTCAGCGGTGGGTGTCTGCATGTACTGAGCATTCCATTTTCCAATACTAATAGAAGCTTTAACTGATTCTAATTCATCTCGATTCCAATACTCAGGCCAAACCGGTTTATCGTTAGGCAGGATCGCAGGGAATTCGACTAAATCCCATTGATCTCCTTTGATATCTCCCTGAGCCTTGATCAGTTGACCCGTAAGATCGTTCGTTGACCATCGGGTCATAACTAAAACGATCCGGCCACCGGGCTGTAAACGTTGACGGGGTCCGGAGGTATACCACTCGTAGGCTTTTTCAAAAGAGTCCCTACTTAATAGATCCTTTTCTTTGTGTGGATCATCAATGATCAATAAGTCGGCTCCTCTTCCTGTCATGGCACCTCCTACCCCTACCGCAAAGTACTCACCTCCTTGCGCTGTCTCCCAGCGACCCGCTGCCTTCGAGTCTTCTTGCAGCGAAGTCTCAAAAATTTCTTGATATTCATGGGAATCGATAACGTGTTTGGCTTTTCTTCCAAACCGTACTGCCAATTCCGCTGTGTGGGTTGCTTGAATAATTTTTAATTTTGGATTCTTTCCAATCATCCAAGCGGGTAGGTAGTTAGATGCAAATTCTGACTTTGTATGCCTAGGTGGCATATTCACGATTAATCGCTTACTTTTACCGGAAGCGATCTTGTTAAATTTTTCAGAAATAATTTTGTGATGATAGCCCCCTATAAACTCAGGCCAAATGTATCGAATAAATTCTAAAAAATCTCCTGTGACTTTCTCTTTGAGTTTTAGTTGATCCGCCTTCAAATAAGCCTTTAAATATTCCTTTTGCTCATCTAATGGCAATTTTTTAATAAATTCTATGTCATCGGTTATCGGAATCATCGTTTTTAAAAGTATTACCATGAGAGTCTGAATTAAGCAATAAAGGGTAAAGTTGGGACCCCTTTTTTCTTGTTTAAGGGGGTGCCCCCTCCCCAAACCATTCCATTCGCTCTGGGCTTTGGGACCCCTGGGCGGGGCGAAGCCCCGCCCATGGGCGGGCGCCAAAGGGGTGGGGGGCCCGCCCGAATAACCTGTAACAAATTGTTACTTGACTCACCTGGCCCCCGATGCGGGAGCCAGGGTTAGGGATTACTTATCCTAATTCTTTTAGTTCTTTTAGTTCTTTTTTAAGTTCTGAATTAAGAAGATCCGCATCTTCTTGAATTGCTTTTATCTCATAGAAATTCTCACTATGATTTAGTATTTTATCCAGTGCTTCTCGCAGCTCCAGGATTTCTTTAGGCTGTTTGATTGCATAAAAATGGTCATCAATTGTTTGGATGGCCTGGACCAACACATCGTGTTGTTTTTGTAGTAGTGCTATTGTTTTTTTCATTTTATCCCTTTCTTTATTGTTATACATACCTGGGATTTTACAGGAGATTTAGGTAGAAGTCAATAGTTAGGGAAAATAAAGTTCATCGAGGTTTTCCCCTGGCCCCTGTTACAGGGGGCCAGGGTTAGGGATTATTTAACCACGATATGTATTCCATTCTGACCAATCAAAATCCTCATCATCATCTTCGGTCTTCTCTATGATGTATGCCTTGAGTCGTTCCATAAATCTTTTCGCTCTTGCTCCAGCGATATTGTATGGCACTTGATCATTTTTATATTTACCTTTTTCTTCAGGTAAAATAGTTCGGAAAACGTCCTCAAGATCAATGAAGCTCATAAGCTCCCAATTTAATCTTTCATGATATCCGTGTCTCCAACTATCAACCTCTACTTTTAAATTAAGTAAAGGTTGTTCTTTACGTTCTTCTTTTTTTACTGGTTCCATTTTATCCCTTTCTTTATTGTTATACATATCTGGGATTTTACAGGAGAAAAATTTAGGAGTCAATAGTTAGGAAAAATAAATCCCGGAGCGAAGCGACCCGCAAAGCGGGTTGCTGAGCGGAGGAACAAAGATAAAGGCGGGGCGAAGCCCCGCCCATGGGCGGGCGCCAAAGGGAGGGGGTGGGCCCTCCCAGTAATATTTGGTAACATTATGTGATGAAATATTTGGTAACATTATGTGATGAGCTATGCAATAATAACATAGGATATTGTGGGATTAGGGGTTGACAGGATATTTAGTCAGGGCAGATTACTCCGCCCTGACCTGTATAACTTATTGGGATAAGTTATTCGTTAATTTATGCGACTAGGTAAGCTGGACATCTCCCAACTTACGGACGCTGTTCTATATTGTGGCTTACCGAATTTTTCAGTTTGCCAAATATCAAGATAATTAAAACATTGATAGCCTTTGTTGCAAGTGTATTCCCCTTTTGCAATGCCATCAAGTTGTCCCTTTCTCTCGATTATTTCCCCATGCTTGCCGGCATAGTATCTGATATAAAAGATGGCGTTATTTATTGTCATTAACTACCTTCCTATTGCTTGTATGGTAATCAACCAGACGCCTTTTTTCTGTTACCTTCTTTATTTCCTCAACTTCGAATTGCCCAAATCCATTGAACAACTCATAAGTTACATTGCTACTTTTATTTAGAGCTTTTAAAGCAACTTGATACTTACTTGCTTCTTCTAAATTATCAGCAGTTGTTTCGATTGAGTAACTATCAGGTATTGTTTCATATTTAGTTACCTTTACGATTAGGATTGTTTTATCCATTTTACTTTCTCCTTTATTGTTATACATATCTGGGATTATATATTAAAACCCTATATATGTCAATAGTGTAAATTAATAATTATTCTTGTTGACAATGAGACTGGGATATAGTAGGATAAGTACAGAAAGGTAAATTATGAAACTATTAATTAATTTTCAATTAAAACCGCAAGGTTGGTCGGAAATAATTGATGTTAAAGATTCTTCTAATAAAGATGAGCGAAAAGAAGCAATAGAAAAAGCTCAAAAATTATTAGCAAATAGAATTATTAATGATGGAGTAAAATCTATTATTGAAACATCTGCCGTTACTCCGATTAACGATTTTATAACTAAATAAATTATGATGAAAGATAAGGAATATATAAAATGTTGATATATGGAAAACCATTGAAAGAGATGATTAATGTTTGGCCGAAGTGGCTTTGGGCTTTAAACATTTTTGCAATCGCTTTGGCTTTGGTGGTAATATTATGGATATAGTTGATAGCATTTTTCTCATACCAACATTAGGTTTTTGCTTTTTGTTGTATATGATTATTAAAGAAGTTTGGTTCGATTAAACTTGAGCCACAACCTGAGGTTGAGTTGTAACATTTGGTAACATTTTGTGATTTGATTAGTATAGGATTTTCTGTTAAAATATGTATTCTTTCTTTTGAAAGATTACCAAATCTGTAGGTAAAGATACAGACATACACAGGAGAATAATATGTTATCATATTATACTAACAATGGCACACGTGCTGATCAAAAGCATTTTGACAATGGTGATAATACACCTTGGTCAAATAGTGAGATTGCTAGAGAAATTATTATGAATGCTCTTTACGATGCGGTTAAAAAGCATCAAAGTGGGTACAATAATATTTATCTGGAACACGTAGAGAATGACTGGGGAGAAGGTCGGGCGGTAGCTGTGAGAAAAAAGATGGTCCAATATATTTGGAGAATCTTTAATAAGTATCACACTTCTAAACTCGATATGTCTGGTCATCCGATTGTGACTGATGTATTCCATGTTCTAGAAAGAACAGGGGATATGCCTAAAAAGTACAAGTAAATTTAAGATCTCAGGCGATGCAAGTCGCCTGAGCTTGACCCCTGATCCTTGCGCCAGCTGGGTTAAAATCCTGTATACTTTGTGCAGGGATCTGGGGTCAAGTAATTATACAATATGTTGAGCATGCTAAAGATTGCTTGGCCAGGATTTCATTAGCCTTTATGGTCCTCAACTCATGTAAAGGCAAAAAATAAAAAATATCAATAAGGTCCCAAGCCCCCGAAGGGGGCTTTTTTAATCAGGCTACAAGCGCCCGCCCTCGGGCGGGCGCCAAAAGGGAGGGGGTGGGCCCTCCCAGTATATTTTTTTTAGGGTGGGCCCGCCCGAAAAATTTTTAGCTATAAGCCCTGCGCCAACCCCAGCCACCGACCTAGTATATAAGATTTTCTGGGAGAAGTAAAGTAACATAATGTTACAGAATATTACTAGTAACATTTCGTAATATTTTGTTACTTGCATTATTCCTGGACCTGGGATATAGTGGGATTATGTCTTCACGTTATCAACCCTCCGGACTCTTCAGAACCTTCGAGACAGAGAAGGAATTCCAAGAGTACGTACAGGGCCACAGCCTGCCAGAAGAGCGAAGGCTCCTTTGGCTCGGTTTTGCTTTCGGCTGCAATTACGCCGTGAACAAGATCAATAAAGATTTAGCTTCTAAGAAGAAGTAGATCTTCAGCTCAGGGCGCCGCAAGGCGCCCGGGCCAATAAAAAAATAAAACATATCAATAAGTCTCCAAGCTCTCAAGCCTCAAGCGCGCGCGCACGCAGATTCAATTAGGTTTCAAGCGGGTGGGCCCGCCCAGTATATTTTTTAGGGGTGGGCCCTCCCTATAATATCCTGTAATATCCTGTAATAATTTGTTACTTGACTTTATCCGGGTGGGCCCGCCCAGTATATATTAACCGCCATCCCCAACCACCGGCCTAGTATATAAGATTTTCTGGGAGAAGTAAAGTAACATAATGTTACAGAATATTACTAAAATAATTCCTTGACCGGGGTTCTGGGATTTGATAGGATTTGAATTATGAAAGAAAAAATAAAAAAGAAAAAACTTAAATTGTATGATGGTTATATTACCATTAATCAAGACCCGACCAGGGCCTTTGATTCTGATATATTACATTTAAGAAAAAATCGAACGAAGAAGACACAATTAAAAATAGAAAGGAAAAAATGTACTTTATACTAGAAAACACACACGACCATTTTTACACAGAAACCATGGCCAACGAAGAATTTCCGACCTTACAAGCGGCGGAAAGAAAACTGCAAGCTTTAAAAGAATTAAAGCCAAAGGGTAAATATTTTATAGTAACCCGGGTTCAAGTTTAAACCCTGATCTCTGGTCGGTATGTTAATAACCTAAGTAATAAGTTGATCAACGTCCAGAGATCAGGGTTTAAACTTGACAATGGTTATGGGATTTGATAGGATTTAAATTATGAAAGATACATTTATGAAAGACGCATTGGATGACGCTTATTTACGTGGTCAATTAATTGCGCTGCTTAGGGAGAGTAACAACCTCCAAAGCACAATCAATAAAATAGAAGAGGAACTAAAGGAAAGAGATAAAAATGAAAAAAAATAAGTGGGGCGAAAAATTAGAGCCCAAAACAATTGACTGGAACGGCCAAAAAGTAAGCGTGCCATTTAATTGCGCCATCTATACAGAGAAGGAAGTAAAAATTAAAAATAGATTTGGCGGTGAAGAGTGCACGTTGCCGGGATATGCGGCCAGTGTTTATGATACCATTATTGGAGCGGAACGCTTTGAAGAATACACTACAATGCGCCTGGGCCTGGACTGGTTCAAACGCCATTTTCCAAAACAATATATGGTGCTGCTTGATTAGATCTAAACATAACAATTTATTAAATTACTTTATACACGACCGCCGGGACCTGAGCCCGGCGTACGTGCGCAGCTGCGAAAAATTTTTCAAAGAAATAAAACAAAAGAATAAGGCTTCAAGCCCTCAAGCGGGTGGGCCCTCCCATAATGAAAAAATTTACAATAGAGATTAAAGGCGCTTCAAGCGCCCAGCTGTTGACCATTGCGGCAGAGCTCAAGATTATGAGCAACGCCTGGACCAAGTTTGGCCCCCGGATCAGGATCAATGGGCAAAAGCTCCAGCCCCCAAGCTTGAGAATTCCGGCAACGCGCAAGCGTGGACCCCGGAACGGGCCAAGGGCCCAAGCTGCAAGCTTTATACCCCGGGACACAATCTTGACACAAATCGATAGTATAAAATAAAAACAGAAAGGAATAAAAATGCCAAAATATAGAATAGTAGTAGACTTCGACGGCCTCCGTGAAGATGGTGAATATCTGGACGGGCGCTCTGTTGAAGCAGAAGACGAGCACGAAGCGCTGCTCAAGTTGCATAAAGATTTTAAAATCGAAATGGACTCAATGACTAGTTGGGGGATCTGGCCTATTAAACCAGGCACCAAAGATGAGGTCGATTGGGATGCTTAAGAAGGAAGCCATAGAGATCACTGGAGGACTGAGCGCGCCAGGCAAAATGCCTGAGGGCTCTTATAACCTGCCGGCCAGCGCATGCCAGACGGGCGCGAAGCTGCGCGAGATCCCGGGCACCCCGTGCTATGGCTGCTATGCTTTTAAAGGTCGATACAATTTCCCCAATGTGAAGGACGCCTTGACCCGGCGCCTGGAATCGTTAACACATCCGCAATGGATCCCGGCCATGGCTGTATTAATTAAAGGAAAAAATTTTTTTAGATGGCACGACAGCGGCGACCTTCAGGGCGCCTGGCACCTTAAGAACATCATGGAAGTGTGCAAGCTCACACCAGGGACCATGCACTGGCTGCCAACACAAGAGAGACAATACTTACCACTTCAGGGTTCAAGCATTCCAAAAAATTTAATAATAAGATTAAGCAACGCGAAAAATGATACGAAGCCCGGCAACGCCTGGACGCACTGGTCCACCGTGGTAACTCATGGAGCCAGGCCCGGGCACATGTGCCCGGCGTCTTTTCAAGGCAATAAGTGCGGCAGCTGCCGCGCATGCTGGTCAAAAGATGTTAAAGAGGTTCAATATCCTATCCACTAGAATGATTCTAAAAAAGCTAATCAAAAAAATAAACAAAGAAAATGCCCCGCCGGATGGGTGGGGGGAAGGCGACAAGCTTACAAGCTCTCAAGCACCCGGGCGCAGGGCGCCAGGCCACAAGCTAAGGGTGGGCCCGCCCGTTTCATCCCCAAGTCAACAAGCTCCAGGATCCGGGAACCCGGATAGAGTCTGAAGAGCCCAAGCTCCTGGGTACAGGCTACAAGCACATAAGTATTTTTTTTGTGCTTAATGTGAAAGGATATTTGGTGAGGAGAGAACCTCACAAAATAGGCATTTTTCTTGCCAGTCGATTTTAATTCTAAAGTAAAAAAGGTCCCGCTAGAAGCGTAGCCCAATAAATCAGGAGTGCCAAATAAAGCCCAGTTTTCCAGTCTGGTCCATGATATTGAGGTAGTTTCATTTTTTAATTTCTTCCAAAGTTGTCGTTCAGTAATGACGGGTTTAACCATGCCGAGAGGACTTTATAATTTCTTAACTATTTTACCCATTACATGTCTTGGCTCAGTACATTTAAAAACCAATCGATGTGTCTCGTTACTACCTAAAATTCTGTTTTCAAGCAAGCTAATTTCTGTAATATCCAAAAATTTTTGTGGATACCCCTTCGGTAGCTCAACCTGAACTCTAGCGTACTGCACAGAGGGAGAAACTAAAAACTTATCTATGATCTGTCTAAAATCCTTTCCGTTAATCATCGTATTGCACTTATAAAGGATTTTGTATAGAATGGCAATATGCCAGGACCACAAAAAGAACTAACCCCGAGGCAAATGAAATTTGCCCAACTCATCGTCTACGGAGTCGAAGGAAGCCCTATCTCTAAAGGTGAGGCAGCCAAAATAGCAGGCTACAGCGACTGGACAAAGGAAGGGTCACGACTGACTAATCCAAATAGATTTCCACTAGTCTGTGCCTACATCAGTAATCTCAGAGAGGAAGTAAGAGAGAAATACGGCATCAGCTTTGAAGGCCATCTAGAAGAGCTCGGAAAGATTAGGGACCGAGGTAAAAAAGACAACAGGAATCTAGCGGCTGCCGCTACAACTGAAATAGCTCGAGGCAAAGTAGCTGGATATTATATTGATCAAAAGATTGTGAGACACGGGAAGATTGACGACCTCAATCTCGATCAACTCTATGAAAGGATGCGAACAATCAAAGAGAAGAACGAGAAAGTAGTAGAAGCTAAAAAGCTTTTAAGCTCTAATGAGGAATCAGAGTCAGACAATAAAGAGCCAATAGTAAAAAAATTACCATCATCGCCACAAATAATCGATCCGGATTCCACATCTTAACTATCTTTTATTTTTCTTTTTAGATTTGATTTTCTTCTTTTTAGCTTTAGCTTTTTTCTTTTTTTTCTTTGCCATATTATTATGTTTCTCCTTCATCAGGTTATACTTTTCTTCACTTAACCAGTCAAGTTCTACCGGAAACTCGGCTTCATCAAACATCTAACTTCTCCATCTTGGTAATACATTTAATTGGAAATATATTTCTATCAGAATACGCTTCATCTTTTTGATCGTAACTAGCGAACGTCCATAAAAACTTTTTAGTTTTCTTATACACATAAGCAAAGGTCACCATCTTAGAACATTCAAACTTGTCAAACTCCTCCGCTGTCGCGTGCCCACCATCTGCGGTGATATCCAGCCATGAGATTTTATAGAAGTAATACTTCTTCTTGTTGATGGAGACATGTTTGTATTTAGATTTCTTCCGGAACATACTAGTGTATACCCTCCCCCTTATAAAATGGAAAATAAAAAGAGTGAATCATGTGCGCGCGTCCCTTAAGTTGTTGGTATTGCTAGCTTTTTGAAAGGTATAGTGAAATAAGTGTTGGTACATAACGATAATAGTATTTTTGCTTAAATAAGCCTTGGTAATCAATGCTTATTTTCAAATTGTATCCAATTGTATCCCATTGTATCCAACCAAAAGATACAAAAACGAGCGAATAAGTGTTGGTATATAATACTTCTAGCTTTTGTACCCATTGTAACCACTTTTGAAAAAAAATAAAAAAAATTTTTTTATTTCATTGAAAAAAGGGTATACAGAGGGTAAGGTCAAATTAATGGCTAATTTCCTCGGTTATCTCTTCATTTTTGTAGTTTGTATCCTCTTTGTTCTGGTTACAATTCCTATAATATTGTTCTACTTTCTTCAGGAATGCGTGCTGATAACCAACAAATTCCTTGTCCGATACTTCAAACTTCTGAAAAAATTTATCTTTAGAACACATTAGAATAATTCCAGACTGAATCTTGGTATTATAGACGTAGTTATGGGCCATTGCGTAGGCTCCTAATTGGATAAAATAGTCTTCTATCCATTCCCTTCTTTTGGGCTTGTTGGTTTGTTTGAAGTCTATTATACTTTCACGCCCGTTGTAGATTCCTACAACATCCGTGGCCCCTGCATAGAGGTCCGGATAATACAACGTGACCTCACTCCCCCATATTTCTTCCAGGTCCCCGAGCCCTGCTTCGATAATCTTTTGCGCCATAGGTTCCGCTTCTTTCCCGACCGACGTCAGGTCCTTGTGCCCGGTGCCCTGAACATACGCCTCCAGAAACGTGTGCATCGCCGTGCCTCGAAGCGCTGCAATGTCTCGGACCCGGTCTGCAGCCTGAGCCCCGAGTCGTGCTCTCCACGCCGCTAGACTCTGTCGCTTCTCGTCCGACTGAGTTGCGGAAATAATAGTCGTCACACTCGGTAGCTTAGTCTGGGTACTTGAGATGTCATAGTGCCGTTTGCCCTGAATCAGGGATCGTTGGGACTTCGGGTAGATGAATCGTTTATTCCATTTCATAAAATTTTAACTGCGCTATCCGTTTCAATCCAGACTCTTGCTCCGCAGGACAGAGGTTTCTCTGGCCGGTAGATCACTTTGCTGGGTCCTAGTATCTCTACGTTGTGAGCATAGCGGTTCGAGCGGCCCGTCTTTACCGTCAGGACAGGATCATTGGTTCCGTGCTTCTTGTTGAAGCGGATCTTGTGCATGTTAACGTGAATTCTTTTTATCATTTAATACTCTTCAGACTTTCTCCGAACGTGCCTTTCCAGGCATAGGAGCCATGGTGCACCGTCGGGGATTGAATATTGGCGAAGAGCTTAAAGCCATTGGCGGCAGCCAGTCGGCAGAAGGCAATATCCTCTCCGACCGAGTACCCATCTTTAAAGTCAAAGCTGAAGAAGTTATAATAGAACTCATGGCTTTTCCCTGGAGCATAGATTGCCTTGTTCTTGAGTTTTAAATCCGGACGATTTTTTATAATTTTTTCGAAGACCTTGCGATCGATCAACATCAGGCCCGCGGGGCCGGCTTCAATTTCAACCAGTCCTCCCGGGAGAATCAGGATGCCTTTTGGATCTTTAAATGAAACCGTATAGAGCTGCTCCGTAATAGCTTCGGCTTTAATCCGATACGGGGTGCAGATGATATCCTTCTTAGCCACTAACATTCTGAGGACGGCTTCTGGTTCAAACTCCACATCCGAATCGATGAACAAGAGATGCGTATACTCCGTCGTTAAAAAGACAGAGGTTAAATAGTTTCGGGCTTGATGAATCAAGGGAGATTTGTAGGTATTAATTCCAGATTCAATGCCACTCTTCCCGAGTTGCTGGACTAGCTTGATGACCGACAGCATGCTGTTGACTTTGACCGAGTCATAACAGGGCATCGCCATAAAGACGCTGGGTTTGGGTTCTGGGTTCATACGTCGTAGAAGGTATAACGCAACGTTAACTCTTCTCCTTCTTCAATATTTTTTAAAGTAATTAAATTCCATTTTTTAGTAAAGCGTTCGTCGTGTAATTCGATCTTAATGCAGTTCGCTTCGTTCGCATGATTAATGAATCCTCCAAGAGGCGTCCGGAAAATATCTTTGTCTATTTTAATATGCGAGGTGCCTAGGTTGGCGCCTTGTTTAATTTCTTCTTTCGCAAAAAGTCCTAAGCCATTGACTTTACTCGTTTTAATGGTGAGTGATTCGGGTAAAGGTTTATACATTAGTGTAGGGTTCCGTTTTTAAGATCATAGGGTTTCACGTCACTTTCACAGGCCACTTCCATGATGCGTTCGTACTCGGCTTGAGTTAAATGGGTCTTATACAATCGTTGAGCAATCGCCATCAAGGCGGCTGCCACCATTTCGAAAGAGTGTTTGTTTCTGAGCATCTGAAGAACCTGTTCTAGGAGTTCTTGGTAGACTTTATCTGCTTTGTTCATTAGCCAAATTTCCCCTTTCCAAAAGTTTTTTTACTAAATTTTTTGTCATAATGATCAACTACAAGTTTTGCTTTTTCCTTTTTTACAATTAAATAGGGGTAGACCTGCTTGAGCACTCGGTAGACGCCATGATAACCCACTCGCCAACGATGTTGGTCCTGATAGGTCGGGTTCTTGGGATAACGTTTGATGTCTCGGCATCCCTCCTTGACGGTCTCCATCAGGTAATCGATCAGTCGACCATCGACCTGGGGAACTTCTAAGCGAACGATCAACGTCCGGTAAGTTGGAATTCCTTTTCGATCTCTGCGTATACGATTGGTCCATTTAAATTCTATACATCCTTCTCCATCAATAATCCCAGCCACATACGCGCGCTCGGTAGCGCTCATAATTCTCACAGACCACTTTTCCTAGCTTCCTGAAGTTTATCTTCGGTGAGTTTAGCAATTCTATTATAGAGATTATTATTTTCTTTGAAATATCGATCAACTTGTCGTTGCAACTGATCACACTTAGCCTGTGCTTTCTCGTATTTCTCTTTCCAATTATTTTCTTCTGTCGTCATATCTTATTACGCTTTCATAAAAATGTGTTTTAATATCTTTCTCCGTACTAACTACCGTTAAAAAATCGATTGTGCTGTACGCTTTCGAGTAGGCGTTTTGACTCACGGCCAAAGAGCTTCCACTCATAAGGATCGCGAACTCACTGCAAGCGGTGAACGCCGTTAACATCAATAATAAAAGTATTATTCTTATCATCTAATTCTCCTTCTGATTCGCACATCGTGCATGGCACTGTAACTTCTTTTTCAAGTTCTTCAACTGATTTATTGGGTATTCTTATGTACCCATTTCCCTTACAGCGCGGGCAAATTTTAATGTTATTTTTGTTTGCTCTTACCATTTAGTTTTTTTGTTTTTTCGTTTACTAAAATACTAATGGTTTGACTTCGACTTAGAATCGTGTTGGCAACAAGTAGTTTTCTAAGTACATCAATCATCTCATAGGTTTTATGGGATAGACTGACGTTTTTATATTTACTAATGTCCGTCATGTGTTGTACCTCTTTCATAGATTGTTTGTATATAGCTCTGAGATATATCCCATAATATAATAGTTGTCAAGGACATATTTTTTAATTACATTGCCACCCTAGTAGTAATTTACCCCCAGCATCATACCATCCTTGAAGTTTAGGATTCCCATCTCTTTCGGTGTAGTACTTCATGTTCACATTGGTCCATGCGTTAGCGATTGCGTCGCAGTTGTGTCCGTCGTGCTTAAGTCTTACTTTTTCTATGTCGACTCCGTTAGTGCTTAATAATAAAATAACTACTATATATTTCATTTACATTTCATATTTAAAATAAGACTGATCGCTACGATAAGGGCCAACCAAAACATCCAGGAACCATTAGCTATGAAAATGAAGTTCAAAACATCAATGAAATCATGCACAATCATAACAACAATTCTCAATGTGTGAGGACCATTCCTCGGGTTTGGGTATACATCCGCATATTACACACTCAATGGGTCTATTTTTTATTTTCTTTTCCATTCTTAAAATTCCTCATTTGGTGGTGTCCTTTTTTATTAAAATAACTACACCAGCCGCTGAAGTTAGGATACTTCAATAATAACTTTTTGAAGAGTTTCTTCCAACTCATTTCTTCCATCTCTTCAGTTTCGCCGCTTGCTTTGGTGATTGTATATTTATATCTCATTTTTTACTTCCTCTGGGCTATATTCTTTTTCTCCTGTAGATTCACATAGCCAACATTGTTTAATTTCGTTTTTTTCTTCTACCTTAATAGTTATATAGCCATTCCCCTTGCATAAGGAACAAATTTCTTTATACGCCATAAATCTTGGTTCCTTTCGGTCTTCCTCGTTTTCTGCCGGCTCGCGTGGTGGTATTGGTTCCTCGATAATAACTATGATGTTGGGTCTCCGGTGGAGTAGTTTCTTCAACATAATAGCGTGCCCCATTCCGAATCATTTTCATGTGAGCTTTTCTGTGAGCTATAGGAGCGATCATTTTTTTATGAACATAAAAAGGATCTTTACCTGCATAACCACAAACTTCTTTAAAGCCCGCACCCATATCGTTAAACCAGGCCATAGCTAATTTAGCCTCTTTCCAATCTGAACAATAGATAGCATCATGGGCTGCCTTACTTAAAACAGATGTCCAGAGATAGTGCTCCGGGCTGGTCGTGTCTTCTTGTTCAGTTACAAATTGTTGTTTGATTTTCATCCTTATCCTTTCTATTTATTATGAGCAAAGTATAAGAACTTATAGGAGGAGTGTCAACAATTAAAAAAATAATTTACTGGTTGTAAAGGGTGTCAACCCTGGCCTCGTGAAGGCTTTTTACGAGGAATTCTCTTAGAAGGCGATTTCGTGTGTCTCCCGGGCCTCTTTTTTTTCGTCTTCTTCTGGTAATTACTAGCCCCAAAGAGAGGTCTTCTACGTGCCATTATCTTTCACGATATCTAGCACTGGAACTTTCCCATTATTAGAATAGATAGGCATGTAGCTAATGACTCCATTAACTTTTTGTTCGGTATCGCCACCACAACTCAAACATCTGTAAAAATTTTGATAGATAGAGACAAAGACTGTTTTGGCTTCACAAAGGGGGCATTTTCCGTTTGTTACTTCAGTCTGTAAATTAAAACCCTTTCCAAAGATATCTTTTCCAAATTTCTTCATAACGTTTCCTATCGTCTTTAGTCTTATCTTTAAACCTTTTCGGTGTAAAGTGTTTTAAAAGTCGAGCTATAGGATTTCTAGTTGAGTACGATTTTTTTGATTGATTTTGAGCCATCGTTATTAATCTCTAGTTCAGCTTGAGTTTTTATACACTTATAAGTGACGGTCTCACTGTACGTTCTCTCCGCTTCGCGCTTTCCGCGCAAACAAATTCCCATCGACGGCTGAATACGATGCTCCTTAATCTCAAAATTTACAAACATTAAAAGGGCGACCACAGTTTCCATTAACGTACTCCATTTTGATAATGAATTTCTCTGTTGGCATCCTTGAGCTTCTCAATATCAGTTAAAACCTTGTTCATTTGTTTAGTTAAAAATTCTATATTTACTTTATTGTGCATACCATCCTCGATAGCTTTTTGGAGACGATCAACAGTTTTATAAAGATCCTCGATCATCATAAATTGTTCTTGATCGGCCGGAAGTTGCCCGGCTTGGCCCCGAGGCCATTTTATTCTGAACTCAGTATTCATATCTAAATCTTTTTCCATTATTTCTAATTTTGTAGAGAGACGATTTTGAGTCTCAATGATACCGAAATAAGCCCAGGTCCCGATCGCCACGAGGGTGATCAAAGAGGCAACCGTTTTCATAGGCATCTGCACAGCTGCTTGTTCTGAAATTTTGAGTGTCATATTAGTTTGATAGTGGATTAGAGGTACTTACTTTTATTTCCTCTATTTGTAATTCCAGTAATTCAATCTGCTTTTGTAGCACAGCGATATCCTTATCATTGTCAGATATCAATCCAATATTATCGGAAATCATTTTCTGATTATCTCCTATGCTTTTTGCAAGAGGGGTAAGATCAGGTCCAGTTTGTTCAGTTAGGTTGTTAAGTTTAGTTGTAATTTCACCATACTTAACAAAGCCACCACCGATAGCCACAATCGCTGCGATTAGGGCAGCCACACCTGCTAGTTGATCCTTTAAGTTAAATTTTCCCATTTTTTAATATCTCCAGTTCTTTTAACAATCTTTGTTTTTTGAGATTGATGTTGTGCAAGGCATTTGCCTTGATCGCCACTTTATCATTTTTGATGTAGCTTGCAAGACTGACATTATCGTAAATTTGTCTAGGATCAAAGATATTTAATTGTTCTAAATAGATATCTTTCGGCCTGTAAAATACCGCATTTTTATACCCATCCAAGGATGCCTGTTCGCTGGTCATAGCCTGGATTTTTATTATATTTTTAATCTGTAAGTTCTTAGCAATGTCTTTAATATCTTTATCCACTTTATCCATTACTCGATCGATATTTTTGATGAGAGTTTTTTGCGATTGTATCTTTTTTTGTTCGGCAACCTTCTCTGACGAAACAGCGGATGTTGCAGCAGTCTCGCTAGGAGGTTCCTCCTCTTGTGCTTCTTCTTCGAATGTTTCTTCATTTTCTGATTCTACCATTTCTGTGGACTCTTCCTCAACTATTTCTTCCTCCGCTATCTCGGTAGATTCTTCCTCTACTACTTCTTCTTCAATAATTTCTTCTTCCTCCACAACCATCTCCTCTTCTTCAGAAACCATTGGTAAGAAAGTTTCGACGATCTCGTTTGTTTCCTCATAAATTTCCTCCATCGGTTCTTCCATCACTATTTCTTCTTCTACAAATTCTTCTTCAAATGACACCCCTTCTTCTTCAAAGAATTCTTCTGAGAATGTGAAATCTCCCATAGCTGTTTCCATTTCAAATACCGGTTCTTCGAAAGATGCTTCCTCGTTAAATGAAAAATCTTCCTCTTCGAATATAAATTCTTCCATGTCTTCAAACACTTCTTCTTGTAAATCGTCTAGTGTTTCTTCTATATCGTCTAGTGCTGTTGATGCTTCTGTACTGATAACGGTGTTATCATAGGTCATGACTAGTTTAGCACCTAAAAGATTCGGGCCCCCTCTGCTTGCAGACCCTGTGTTGTTATCCGTTCCGCTCCAGGACCAGTCTAATTTGTTAGCTCCAGTATCATTAAACACAATAGTGTTGTTATACTGACCACAATCAGCTGAGACACCTGCTAATGAACTAGTAGGGTATCCATTACAATTTCCTTTAAATCCATCTATATCTGTTCTTGTTTGTGTCGTGGTGGATAAAACTATTCCACTTGAATCTTTTACTTTAATGGTAATTGTATGAGAGTCTGTAGCTCCACTATCACCTTCGCAGTTTCCTGCTTCGTGATCACAGTTTGCAATGTCTATATAATTGTTGAGTGTGATTCCATTATCCAACATGTCTTGAGTACGATCATTATTGGTTAGAGCAATGTCGTCTGCAGATAATGTTGCGGTGCCTGTGACTTCGAAGTCTCCTCCTACACTCCATTTATAACCACAATTAGCTTGAGAGGTAGCACAGGTAACCGTAAATCCATTTAAGTTAGCATCGTTAGATACATATCCAGAACTTCCGGGATTGATTTGATCTGTAGAACTGGAGTTCCAGTCCACGCCGTCTCCGGCATTAGGTAAAAGGTTGCCTGTAGTTATGTCTTCTGCTTTGACATTATGTACGATACATGAGCCCATAAAGTAGCAGACGAAAAAAGTAATAAGTAAATTTTTTATCTTAGTTTTTATTTGGGTTGTTTCCATTTGACCTTTTTGCCAATAGAAACGTCTGTTGGAAGAGGTTTAGTATCTATGACAGGTTTTACTTTTTCTCTTTTTTCCATACGCTTAACATATGCTTTATAATCAGGTCTTTCAAAGTCGTATTTTTCCCATAACTTCATAGCTGCTTTACCGATACGGCCATCAATTGGGCATGGGGTACCCGCATTAATCATAGCCTCAAAAACTCTTTCATCTTGGCAGAGTATAGCAACTGCTGCTACCTTCATACCAAAGTCATTTAAAATTCTAGCTAGTTTAAGTCGTTCACAATTTTTGTCAATGAAATGTTTACCTGCTGATACTCCAACTCCAAATGTTTGTAGCCCTGCGGAGGCTCCTACGGCGCATACATCTTGAGTCATAGAGTTATATGAAGGTGCTCCTGCACTTGGAGGTGAACTTTTTATGTCTGAATTCGTGGTGTTGTTGGTTGTGGATGTAGATTCAGAACCTGACTGATACGTAGTTGTTGATTCTGAAGTATAGCCACCTTCTATGGCTGTGTTGCTACCCGAGACATTAGTCTGGGTTGAGCCTGCATAGGCGTTCGTTGAACACACCAATAGCGTGAGTATCAAAAGTGTAGATAAATACTTCATCAATTTTCATGAACCCTTTAGTTACAATTGTTTTTATCTAAATCAATCGGTTTTTCGCTACCATAGAACCATACCCATGATGAAAGTTTAGTTCCATCCTGTGTGTAGGTGCATTTTTGGCCTATTGAGCAGGCGCTTAATGCAAATAGCAAGGCAAGCATTAAAAATAATTTATTCATTTGTTTCCTCTTGTTTTTCTTCTTCGTTTTTTACCTGGCAACATGTACCTGATTTTTCTTTTTCTTTGGTATGCATGTTGCAAGTTTGTTTTTCTTCTACTGGCATACTTCACACTCTTCTAGCTCATGTTCACAGACATTACAATCACAGATCCCGTAGAGATCGCTGTGTTCTTTAACATTACAATGACAATCACAGCCACAATTTTTACACTTCGTCATTTTTTTCTTTTAGGTAATCCATCAGCTAGCCATTTAACAAATTTAGTCCATGGCCAACAAATGGTCTCTATTATTTTTTTAATCATCCTTAGCCTCCTCAATATTATAGAAGTACTTATCAGTATCTTCCGTTTTCCATTTACTACTATCTTCTACATTCCATGTAGTTGTTTGTACCTTCCAATCAAATGGAACTTCATCCTTCACAGTGAAAGAAGGAATGCTCCATATTAATCTATTATTTGGTTGAGCTGCATAATTTCCATTTTTCAGAGCCATTATGTGGGCGCATTTATGTTCTGCCGGAATTTCTGAATGATCCGTATCGACTATATTACTCTCGGGGTGAGCCCAGTCAACCGTAAAAAGATAGGCACCATGATACCATTTCTTATCTTTTCCTATGTATTTACCGGATTGTCCGGCTAGGATATCGTAAGTAGTAATAGCAGGATAATAGCTAAAACAATTCCAAAGCTCCAACTCGTCAAGTCGCATCCTAGGAACTTTTTTGACATCAAAGCCTCTTTGTACGAAGGCACTAATCGGAAGACGATAGAAGATAGCACCATTTTCCATAATTGCATGAAAGAGTATAGCGCTCCCTGAAATCGATGCCATCCCAAAGATGACACAGTCTTCAGCTTCTCCCACATGTCCGGAAAAGTCATATAGATATTCTCTCCTGATCTGAGAATAGATCACCGGTATGTTCGCGTTTAAGTAAGCCATTCAACATATAATCCTAGCTTGCTATAATTATTAAAACAATCACTACTGCTACAGCAATAGAAATTTTTTTATGAGCTAATGCTAATGCCCATAATTTTTTTGCGTGTTCCATATTTCCTCCTGTGTTAATCGTAGATATCCCCCCAATTTTTACCAAACTCGTAGTCTACTTTATTAGGGACTTCTAATTCAACTGCAGATTCCATTATATCCACTATTCGTTTAGCTTGTTTATCATCTTCGATAGATAAATCAAGTTCATCATGAATTTGAATATGTGCTACTATACCTTCTTTATAAAGTTCTAACATAGATTTTTTTGTCATATCTGCTGCAGAGCCTTGAATTAATTTATTTAAAGATTTGTAAGTGTAGGCACGTTTGATCCCTGGTCCATGTTCCCTGAGTGCTTCTTCATGAGGCAATGCTTTATGCATCCCGAATGAATTGGGCTCCCATAAATGGAAGCGACACAAACGACCTAGCAACGTTCTAATTTGTCCTCGTTCCTGAGCTCTATTTGAAGCTTTATCCATGAGTTGTTTAACGAAGGGTACACGACTGTGATAAGTATTAAATAAGTCGGCTGCTTTCTCTTTCGTGACTCCGAGTTCTGCTTGAAGTTTAGCCTTACCCATTCCATAAAATAGTCCAAGATTAATTGTCTTAGCTTGAGACCTAGGAATCTCTGCCATGTCTGCTACGGTCTGGTGGAAATCTGCTTTAACATTTTCTTTGTAAGAATCGAGTACATCATAGACGGATGGAAGTTTGTAAAGAGCGGCGTAATGAACTACCAGTCTTGGTTCTTGCTGATTGTAATCGAAGCATCCCCACTTACATCCTTCCTCAGGTATGAAGAGACTTCGAATCTTAGGTCCTAAGTCCTTGTTTCTAGCGGGAATTTGCTGAAGGTTAGGGTTTTGATAACTAAATCTTCCGGTCACCGTTCCCCCTCCTGCATTTCTAAGTTGGTTTATCTCTGCATGGATTCTTCCTTTATGTTCGTATCTTAAAATAGAATCGATGAAAGTGGTACGAGCTTTATTAATTTCTCTAGCTTTAGCAATCATATTGACCACAGGATGTTTATGTTCTTGTAAAAAATTTTTAGTAAAAGAAGGAGCAGACGTTTTGTCGGTTCGGGGGTATTCTATTTTTAACATATCAAATACATTCGCCACGGATCGTGCTGCCCATATCTGAGTGTCAACATTGGTTTCTAATTTTATTTTATTGAGAAGTTCTCTCTCTTCCGCTACGAGAGATTTTTTCATAGCATGAGCTCTTTCAATATCAACTCGTACGCCTTTGAATCGCATATCGACTAGACATGGAAAGAGATCTGTTTCCAAATCAAAAATGTCCTCTAGATCTTGTTGAATAATTTCTTTTTTGAGCTCTTGCCAAAGGCCTAAAGTAATCTCAGCGTCTCGCTCTGCGTAAGATCCAGCATGCATAGCGGGTAGCTTATACATTTCTGCTTTAGGATCGATGCCCCATTCGGATGCAGCTTCGGCCAATGCTCTTTCATTTTTACCATAACCTAAATAATGCCAGGATAAACTATTGAGATCGTACCTATATCTATTTTCATCAGTGACTGCTGCCGCGAGCATGGTACAAACGATATCGCCATTAATTTTAAAACCCATAGCTCTTAACCAACAGACGTCGTAAATAGCATTGTGAAATATTTTTGTGGAAGGAGATTCTAGAATATCTTTAAGCCAATCTAAAACTTTAGCTTTTTCCATGTTACCACCCCCTTCATGGGCAATTGGAAAATATCCTTTGTAATAAGAAGTGGCGACGGCTATGCCTATCACTTCTCCATTACCGATAATAGAACCGGATCCTTTTTTAATAAGATCAGGATCTTTTGTTTCTAAATCTATTGCGATTTCATCTACTTGGCGTAGGTCAGGAAATTCTGTAGGTTTAACCCATTCGGTCTGGGCTTCAAATCTAGGAATTCTCATTTCAATAATTTCTTTCAATAATCATATATTTTATTCATCTTGCATTTGATATTTCATATCTAAAGAGCAAGGATAACAATATTCTTCTTTTTCTAAAAGCATTTTAGGAATATACATTTCACAACCACACCTTTGGCAGTGTCCTATTGAGAAAAATAATGTTTCTTTAGTCATTCATAATTTCTTTAAATCTCCAAGTTTTACTTTGTCGCTAACGACTCCTTTATCCTTAAGCTTTTTCCATTTATTGTACCCATCTATCCAACTTTCTCGAGGGCCGTAATCTCTTTCAATTATCATATCAATATAATGTTTAGCCTTTTCTAGATCTTGTACCTCTCCTTTATGTCCGTGCCTGCAGATATATTTAATAGCATTTCCTTCTGCAAAAAGCAATTTGTTCTTGTTTATAAACTCACTGGGCTGGATCACCATATCTTTATAGTGGGATCCTCCAATTTGTTTATTGTATACTTTCGATGTCATATCCTTTGTCCTCCTTTTTTGCCGCCATGATATATAAATTTTGTTTAGTACGTGTGACGCCCACATACCAGGTTCGGTTTTCCTCATCCTCTTTATCAGGACTTTTTTCAATAGCCTGCCTGATAGTTTTGGTATTATCTAAAATAAGTAAAACATTTTCAGCTTCACCTCCCTTAGCGGCGTGAATCGTTGATAGTTTTACTCTAGCTTCTTTAGATAATTCTTCTCCACTTTGTAACATGTCACGAATATAGAGACTATCTTCAGGTTCAGTTTCAAAAACTTCAAACCAACGTTGAGTGTGGCTATAGCCAAATTCTCTTAAATCATAAAGTCTTTCTTCCTTTCCTGGAAATTCTTTACCAAAATATTCGAACAAATCTTTACACTCAGAAATGGATAGTTGGGATCCTTGAGTCCAGCGTGTATAATTTTGAATCGCATCATACAGAAGAGTTTTATAACTCTTTCTATTCTTATATTCAAAGTAAATTCCCATATCTCTGAGAATGGGTTTAAGTTTTATTAATTTGTCATTATATCTAGCCAACACTAACCACTTTCCTTCATGTAAGGGAACATCTTCAATAGACGTAACAGGATGTATGGATCCTTCTTCATTTCTTGCTTTCCATTCTTTTTTTAATCTCCGTTTATCCGGTATTCTACTCAGAATATTATCAGCAATATGTTGAATCAATCTAGGAACTCTATAAGATTGTGGTAACACTATTTCTTTTGCCGGTTCTTGTTGAAATCTCTTTACATCTGCACCCGCCCAGCCATAAATCGCTTGATCGTCATCGCCCGCTAAGATAACATATTTGGAATTTTTCTTAAGAGTTTCAAACATCTTCCATTGAATAGGGGATAAATCCTGTGCTTCATCAATGAAAACAACGTCATATTTTGGACACAATTCTGACACAATGAATTTTTCGATCATGTCGGTGAAATCTTTAAGGTGAAAAGATTTTTTATAATTGTCTAGCTCATCTCTTAAAATATATAATAAATTTTTATCTAAATCTTGGGAATACATATCGGTATTGTATTCTTCTTCGATAGGTATTTCTTTGATGCGAGCAGCATTAATTATATTAAAATATTCACTATCAGAGTCCACAAAGCCAGTCTTCTCTTCTCCATTAGAATAAACAGTTACTTCTATTCCTAGACTTCTGCCTATGTCTTCATAGTGTTCATCCTGCATAACTTCACTTTTCTTCATTCCTAGTTTCCAAAACGCCAGGGAATGTAAAGTTCTAAAATGTTTTAATTGTTTTTCGCTAATATTTGGATTTTGGTCGAGCATTCTTTCCCGAGCTTCACCAGCAGCTTTTTTAGTAAAAGCAAAATATCCTATCCTATCTAGAGGAGTCCCGAGTTTAAGAAAAGTTCGAGCGTAGTGTAAGAGACGTGTTGTTTTCCCTGTTCCCGGAGGCCCGAGTATTTTTCTCATCATAAGATATCCGTTTTATGTTTTAACTGAGTATGATGAATGGGAACGTTTTCAAATTCTTTCGTAGAAATTTTTACAACATTCTTAGTGGGTGTATTATATCTTCCTCTATCTTTGGTAGGGAATCTTTTTTGATCTAGAAATTCTATGGCACAATCTTTATAAGTCACTTCCATCATCGTACCTGTCTTATCTTCGCTGTACTTCCAGTTCTTAGATTTTAGTTTATCATAAAATTTATCAAATTTAAAAAAGGCAAACCCTTCCTCTATAAGAACTGTTCCAGTTTTAAATCCTGCGTCGTTCATAGCTTTGGGACCATTAATCTTTGCATGAAGTACATCATGTAATTTTTCCTTAGAGCTTGTTCCGATTGGAGGGTTGACTATTTTTTCAGTTTTCCACAAAGCGTCTAGAACGGTTTGATCATCATCTCCTTTAATAATGGGAGGAGCGAATCCGGCAGCTTTGGATATTGAATTTCTTCTTTTACGTTGATCATTAACATGTTCCACTGATCTACAATGAACCGTGGCTGTGCTTACTCCATCTGGTTTAATGACATCGAATTCGTATTCGGGTTCAGGATCCAGATCTATTTTTTTAAGATTGGTTAGAATAGGATAAGTTCCTTTAGATCCTGCTAAGACCCCAAATTTTTTCTTAACACAGATTCCTTTTTTACAATGATCACTAATAGGACTTTGAGTACATGTATATCCTTTCAAAGAACGTGCCCAGGATCTTACTTTAGAATTTAATAATTTATCGTCCCATGCATTAGCATGTTGTTCAGCAAAATATTTAACAGGAGCATTTTTAACTTTTTGTTTCCAGGTATCTTCATACTTCAGCTTCACAAAGACATGGTAGTTGTACATAAACCGATCTTTGCCATCGAATTGAGGATCTTTCATAATAGTAGACAGGTGAGCTAAACAAGGGGGTCCTTCTCTAAAGTCTTCATCAGCCCCTTTATAAATTGCTTTATCAATACCTTCAGTAATTTTATTTAATTCATCGGGGTGCACCAGGTTAGACTCAACTAAGGGTATGAATTGTTCAAAAGTAAATTCTGTTCCGTCGGTATTAAGAGCTCTTCTTTCTATTTTATTAAAATAAGGGAGATTAATAAATTGCCCTGGTCTCAGCCCCCCTCCTTCAAGATCCCGAGTGAGCTGGGTTTGTTTAGGAAAAATTTCTGTATCTGATTTTAATTTAAAAAGGGGAAGAAGATTACTTAAAAAAGATTTTAATGTAGCTGCGTCTACAAACTTTTTCATAAAGATATATAAATGAATCGACCCACTTTTAGACAGAATAGGGATGAGAGGCAGCTCGTATTCTTGAATTTTATCTATGACAGATTTTCTGTCGAAGTTGATATAATTTTTTGGATCAATGTCGATAAGACCAAATTTAGTTTCCCCTTCTTGGTTGCAGGGTTGCATTCCTATGGATTTTTTACCATTTAAATGATCAATATAAACTTGATCAGTGAGTTTTTCGTAATTCCAGCGATAGTCTCCTGGTTTTAATCGGAGCTTGCCACTATCCGGATCAACATAGGCATTCTTAATATTAGCGACACCATAAGCTCCGCGATAACCATTAAAGATCTGTATATATTTCTCACTCATAATACCTTTCCATGGGCCCTTGAGTCTCCCGCCGGGCCCACGTCATGCATGATTTCTTCTTCCGAAGAAATTAGAAATGCGAATCAGACCCTTTCGGTTTATCATCGCCATGTTTTACTTTGACACTTCCTTTAGAAATGTTTTCAGAAAACGTTTTGGCTTGTTGATAAGCGTGACTATCAGTAACTGGTCCTACCTTACTTACTTCCCAACCAAACCAAGTGCCTTTATCATTAGACATTTGAGTTGTTTTTAGTCTGTAAATATGGCTAAAAGATGCCGGAGTAAATAATCCGTTTTTACCTTTTAGTTTCAAACCACTCATCATTGAGTTCCATTTTCTACTAATTTTTAATTGAGTAGACTTCATAGAAATCAAAGCTGTTGAGGGACTATCTCCGAGGATAATCACAAAATGTGATGCAGTTCTTTCGATGTAATTACCATTAGGTAATCTATCTTTATAATTTGCATCTGGTTTTGTTTTAGACAAGATATCAGATGAAGATGGGTAGATTGCCACTGGGGCACCTAGACCTTCTCCTCTATCTTTCCACTCAAGATACTCGAGTTTATAAAAACATGGAATGACGTTTATGCCTTCCACCCCATTATATAACTCTCCAGTAACAGAGTTGTAAATCATCCCTGCTTCTGCACCTTCCACATATTTACCATCCCTTTTATTTACTTCAGGTGATAATTGTGCAAGGATTTTAAGGAAAGGCAACGCTAGATCTTGTTGACCTATATTACCCAATCCTTTGCTCGCGTCTCCTTCAAATACATTTGCCGGAAGAGGAGCACTTTCTTTCTTTGTTATGGTTCCTTGTTCTTTGTTCATGATTATTTGTTCCTTGTTATTTTTGTTCTGTTGCCCGTGAACAGGTTAAAAAGATCAGAAGGCATTTCTTGTCCAGCTTCGAGTCGCTCTCTGACCAATGCTTTAAGTGTCATAGGTTCAACCTTTAATTTCTGGACAGGTTCATACCCTTGACCTTTTGCAAGGATCGCATATTGCGATGCCTTGTTGTCTTCGTTACGACCAAAAGCAACAGTAATCTCATTTTTAATAAGATCACCTAGGCCGTTATCTCGAAGCCATTTAAATGCTCCTTCTCGTTTTGCAACAAGAATCGAAGCACCGTAGACAGGTTTAACTTCAACTGAAGTTCCGTCTGCGAGTTTTAATGTGGAGATGTTCATTTCCTGCATCATTGTAGGAATGATTTCTCCTGAAACTAATTCCACTTTTCTTTTAAGTTCTTTTAGTTCCTTTTCTTTATTAGCTAACTCGTCTTCTAGTTGTGTTAGCTTAACAACTTGATCAGATAATTTATCAGATTCATTTACTGAATCCAATGATTTTCTCTGATCCTCTTCATAATTAATATCACTCATTTATTTCTCCTTTCTCATGTAGATTAATATTAATGGAATAATATTTTCTTTCTTGCTTATCCCATTTTAATAACTGATATTTTCCGTTAGTTATGTCTGAAACTATAGAACAGGCTACCCCAATAATAGCAGGATCTCCCGTCAATAATAAAAAATCCCTAGGTCTGTAACTTTGTAAACCTTTCCTTAGTTTAAAAATCAAAGGACCGGGAGAAAAAATAATTTGAGAAAGCTCCGGTAAAAGAAATTTAAATGTTCCAAATTCCGCTGCTCCCATAATATTTATCTTAGGTCTACCTTCACGCGTGCCTGTAATTTCTTGAATAACATACACTATAGGTCTCCCTTCTTTCATTACTTGATAATCTATACTTTCTAACATTGACAAACACTATAGGATATTATATAAATAAGTCAAGAAAGAAAAATGAATTATAAATTTAAGACGAAGCCATATAATCATCAGGTGAAAGCTTTGAAGCTTTCCTGGGAAAAATCTTATTTTGCCTATTTTATGGAAATGGGGACAGGTAAATCTAAAGTGCTTCTGGATAATATAGCTATGCTCTACGATCAAGGAAAAATAGATGGAGCTTTAATTATAGCTCCCAAAGGAGTAGTCGGAACCTGGTACAACCAAGAAATTCCTACTCATTTACCAGACCATATTGAAAATAAGCCTGTATTGTGGCAAGCCAATATTACTAAGGGTCAATCCAAGAAACTAGGAACCTTGTTCAAAACAGGAGAGGACCTTCATATTTTAATTATGAATGTAGAAGCTTTTTCAACTCCAAAAGGGGTTGATTTTGCAGAGAAATTCTTGAATTGCCATAATACCTTAATGGCGATTGACGAAAGTACGACGATAAAAAATCCTGACGCTAAAAGAACTAAAAATATATGTAAATTAGCTCCTCGTGCTAAATATAGAAGAATCCTAACAGGATCGCCGGTGACTAAGTCTCCATTAGATCTATATAAACAATGTGATTTTTTAGAGCCTGAGCTTTTGGGTCATACTTCTTATTATACTTTTAGAACACGTTACGCAGTCATGAGAACTGCTAATTTTGGAGGACGTTCCGTTCAAATTGTAGTGGGTTACCGCAATTTGAGTGAATTATCCGAAAAATTAAAGCCTTTTTCTTTTAGGGTTTTGAAAGATGATTGTTTGGATCTACCCCCTAAAACTTATATGAAAAGAATTGTTAAATTATCTCCAGAACAAGAAAAGATTTACAAACAAATGAAACATCTAGCGATGGCAGAAATGGAAGGAAAGCATATGACAACAGCCACTGTTTTGACCCAGCTTATGAGACTACAACAAATTAATTGTGGACATTTCACAGCGGATGACGGAAGTATCAAAGATATAAAAAATAATCGAATCACGGAATTACTCGACACCTTAGAAGAAATAAATCGAAAAGTTGTAATTTGGGCACATTACCAGTACGATGTAGAAACAATTGTGAAACATCTTAAAAAAGAGTATGGGGATAACTCTGTGGTAACTTATTATGGTCTAACACCTGCTTCGGAAAGACAGCAAAACATAGAGAAATTTCAAAATGATGATGAATGTAGGTTTTTTGTAGGAACTACACAAACTGGCGGGTATGGTATCACGCTGACGGCTGCCAGTACAATGATTTATTATTCTAATGGTTATGACTTAGAAAAACGCCAACAATCAGAAGCACGTATCGATAGAATTGGTCAACATTTTCCAATGACGTATATTGATCTTATGGTAGAAGATACCGTTGATGAAAGAATCGTTAAAGCACTTAGAAAAAAAGTTAATATCGCCACTAAAATTATGGGGGAAGAATTAAAAGCATGGATTTAAAAGAATATGTTTTACCTACAAATACGTGTATCGGGGGATGGTATATTCCTGCTAATATTTGTGATGGCCTTATCGAAATTTTTAAAGCTCATCCTAAGAATCAATCTGCCGGTGTCGTTGGACCTCCTCCTTTAAAAGTCGATCCTGAACAAAAAGACTCTACCGAAATCGCTATTGATCCAAAGTATAATGATCCTTTATTTATAATATACAGAAAGTATTTAGAGGAAGCGGTTCATAAGTATGAAGATAAATATCCAGAAGTTCAAAATTTTTCTAAATTTGGAATGATTGAATCTCCTCAAATCCAATACTATAAACCAGGGCAAGGATTTAAAATTTGGCATTGTGAAAGAGAAGGCAAAGAGAACCGCTGTTTAGTCTTTATGACTTTTTTAAATACGGTCCCTGAAGCCGGTACCCATTTTAAATATCAAGATCTTACGATACCCGCAGAAAAAGGACTTACCTTAATTTGGCCTCCAGATTTCACCCATACGCACAAAGGTCAAATCACCCAGGACCATGAAAAATATATTTTAACCGGTTGGTTAGGATATATTTAATCCTACATTTTCTGGGAGTGTAGTAAAAAGTTGCTTAGAAATTTTTTCGGTTTTTTTACTTTACGTAGCGATCCGTCGACAAGCCCAGGATAGGTTTGTAAGAAGTTTTGCCTGTGTCTGGGTTTTTAATAGCCATCAAGTATGACTTTCTATTACTATTTATTTCTTTCTTATAGCTTACGTGCACCCAGCCCGAGTTAGGCTGCCCAGGTTCCCAGTATTCGAGGATGAGTTGGTCGAACATTAGGTTCTCTTTGATCCAATCACTGACTTCATTATTAGGGACTCCAAAGATCTCGAAGTCCGCTGCTTCCCCCTTACAATGCTGGCTGGATGAGCTGCTCCCTATCCTACGTGATAAAATTTCGTTACGATATCCTGAGGAGATACTCACAGTGTGGTTAAAATGGTCTCTAACGGGCTGTAGGACCCTCTCACAGAGCAATCTGAGGTTCTCTACCTCATCCTCACTAGGGTTATTATCCATACCCATTCTGAGCGCTGTTTGAGACTTGGTCATTTCAGCCAAACTAAAATTTTTAGATAGTTTCATTAAATAGTTTTAATTAACAGATTAATTAATTGAAAAGCAACAGCTCCTACTGTCGCTAAAAGAATCCAATAGATTTTGTCTATCTTAGAGCCCAAGCCTCTAATATCATTATTCATGTGCTTTAAATGATTGGTTTTGATGCTTGCAATATCCTTCTTCAAGCCGGTTACATGGCCATGCAAACTTATAATATGTTCTCTAGTCGTTTTGGGCGTCATAATTTTTTAACCTCGACCGAATATTTGGTCATAGTATGCACGTTTTTGTGTATCTGTCATCTGATTATATGGAATATTTCCAGTTTGATTTGTGACCGCCTGGGGATTTAGACTCGGTAAATTTAAAGCATCCATATTGATATTAGGGAGCATTCCCGGCTCCGAGACGCTAGGCATCATTGGGTTTTCTATGTTAGGAAACTTTCCTATGTTCAAAGGGATCTCAGCCAATTGTGCTTGAATCTCTGCAATGACGGGTCCTGCTGCGTCTAAAGGATTGGATACTCCTATCGCATCTGCATTACGTTGAAATGCCTCTCGAACATTTGCAGAAACATTCATAGGTCTAAAGACATCATTATCAATAGCTCCAAGTTCTACGTTGGAAATATCTACACCGGTATTAAAATCTTCTTCAGAAATTCCTAAGAGTCTGGCTGCATCGATATCTTGTTTAAACTCTTGCTTGACTCCGAACAAAGCTCGGTTCGCATTGATATAAGCATCTACAATTTCTCTTGGTTCTATCGGTCCACCTTTTAAACTTACTCGGGTAAATAAACCCCCTGACTCTCTCACCCCTCTTTTATAATCAGCAACTTTATATTTGATCGATCGACCGGGATCTACTTTAATTGCTCTGAAGCCAAAGAGTCCTCCAAACTCGTCACCGAATTCATAGGTCATGCCCCGCTCATCATATTTCCCTTTAGTTAAAACATCGACGGCTTCAATCGATTGATCCAGTCGTTTAAGTTGAGTCATCGAGAAAGGCATTTGAGCTTTAACAAGATGAGCCATGACCTTACTAGCTTTGGTTCCATCGGTATCTTTATCACTATAAATTTCAACGCCATCTATAGTTCTTCCACCTCTTCCCATGATAGGTAAAACATCCATCGCCGCTTCTGTCCAAATAGCTTCACTGACGAAAGGCTCACCAAATTCTTTCATGGCTACGAACATACCTCTCATAAAATCATCCATCATTCCATCGTTGTCGGTACGTCCATCGGCTACAGAATTAATGACCGATTGAATCGGTCTGGTTAAAGTATCGTATGCATTGGCATGACTATAATCAATGTACTTAAAGTTTCCTTCTTCATCTTTCATAGGAAGAAGGGTAGAATTCTTGGACCATTTCGCAGCGTATCTTCTAATGGCATCTCGTTCGTCGTTCGTCACATCATAGATTCCTTGGAATACTTTAGTCGTTGCATAAGGAATCGCTGCGACTGTAGCTCCAAAGCCAAAGAGTCTTGTGTAACCAATCGTTTCAAAAGGTTTAACAACTTTACCATTTGCTAGGGTAATCGTGGAATTGATTTCGTGTAAAGCTCTTCTTACAATGTTCGTTCCTGTTCTTGCAATTTCTGCAGGGAACGCTACGAAATTTCCGATAGGAAGTCTACGTAAGCTCTTAATAAAATCGGGGACAAAATCATAGTTAGGAATATTGTTCTTTACAATGTCCGCAGCTTCTCTTTCCAACCAGTCTTCGGTGAGTCGTACTGATTTACCCGTAGAATCTGTGAAGTATTTACCTCGAACTAAACCTTGCTTCTCAAAAGCTTTAGCAATTCTAGATTTTTCTATGGCCCAGGAGTAAATTTTCCAGAAGTCATCTTCAGCGGTGTATAGATCCTGACCTACGGATTTTAATTTTGATAAAGGTTTGAGTAAAAGTCTTAAGCCTTTGTCCGAAGTCATCGTCTCTCCGAAGTTAACATCTCTTAAAAGTCTTGATAGATCTCCGAGTCTTACATTAGAATTTACAACCCCCAGTTCTAAAAGCCTTTCATATAATTCATTTTGTTGTCGTGTTCCCTTGAGCCCGGTCTGTAGGGCCGAGTACGCTAATTTTATAGGGTTTTCGAGAGTTTCTTTTCCCCCTATAGTGATAGGTACCTTTCCAACATGAACCGGAAGAATTCCATTGGCTGCGGCAAAGGATGCGGCACTAATAAAATTACGGGCATGAGTAACCGGTGATAGAATGGTTTTAGCAATCTGTGATGTTGCTTTAGGCCAAAGAACTAAACTTTCATACATTCTCATCAATGGTCCACTGCCATCCAGAGATAATGAAGCCTGTTCCAAAGCATCAGCTACCCCATTAGAGGCATACAAAGGTCGACCATCTCTTTGGAAAGGATTAGACGCTCCTGCTTTCGATTCAACGGCTAGTGTTCTAGCTTGGTCCACTCGAATTTGTCTGCTTCCTCCCGCACCCCAAACACCTAGTGCTTCTTCGTTTGATTGAACGAATAAAGGCTTCTTGCCTGTGGCTATGAGGTCGTCATTCTTTTTCATCAGGTCATCAAAGAAAATATTTCTTCGTGCAATGATTGAAAGCTTAGCCATCCCTCCAATCATGGTTTGCATTGGATCGTATTGCTTACCTAAAAGTGTTTCAAAAACTTTTCTTATTTCAGGATCTTTAACATCGCCTATTGAAATTAAAGGACTTCCTCTTTTAGTGGCAGCTTCTTTTAAAACCGTACGGTTTACAAAGAACTTTGGAACTTTAAAGATCGCATCGGTAGGTTTATCCATTCTCATTCCCTTAGGAAGCATGTGTCCTCCCTCCACTAATATATTTGCAACGTGTTGTTCGGCTTGCAAGTCAGTGAGTGTTTCTCCTGCGTCTCGCGCGCTCTTCATGAACACTTGTTTCGTTTCTTCAATCGCTTCAGCAGTGGGTTTGTATCTTAACCATGGAATGATAGATTTATTTTGAAAAATATCATACGTGGCTCCCAAGTAACCTGAAAATTTATTTCCAAAGTATTTTTTAAATTCTGCCAGTTCTTCTGGCTCTAGAGTCCGTCCGAGCTTAGTAAATAAGTCTGACCATCTGGTTCTAATAGCACTTAAATTTCCCAGAATACTTTTGACTTGTTCATCACTTGCTCCGGCCTTCATTAGTTTTTCTCCTACTTCATCTCTTAATTTAGGATTTAAATCTCCAAACTCTGCTTTGAATCCTCCCCTTTTGATGTCAGTATATTTATCTAAAGAATTTTTATTTATTTTTTCTATAAATTGTTCCGCTGTTTCATCCACACCTCCGCGCATTTTATGTAATTCTCTACCCGCAGCGTTTAAGACTCTTCTGTCTGGGAGAGGTACGATTTTAGGGTCCCCAGATAAAAGTAGCTTTTGAATTTCTGCTAACATGGTTTTTCTCTCTGCAGCTGTTTGTTTATTCGCTATAGTTCTCCATGGAGCAAAGATTGCGTCGATGGTTGTGTCTACTTCTCTAGAAGCATTTTTAGCGAGAGCTGCGTCTCCAGCACTGAGCCCCTTAGTGGTTCTTTCCATATCAAAGAAGATAGGATCCTTTCCGCTTCGTGCCCTGAACCCTGAAGCAACCTTATCGATCAATCGATCGAGCTTACTATTCACAACATCTAATTTAGAGTTCCGGAAAGCTACTTTTTTAATTCCTACTCCTAGACCACCTAAAATACCGGTGAACAAAGCTCCTTCTGTTCCGAACTTAACTCTATTTAATAAATCTCTTACGGCATCAGGGTCATCGCCTCTATTAATCTCAGTGGGACCTCCCATTAAATCTCCAAAACTTCCTGCTTTTTCAACGTCGCCAATAAAAACTCCTTCAGCTAAACCTCCGCCTACTGCCCCTGCAAAAAATCGATTGGTCTTACCTTTCGCATTAAGCTCGGCAGCTTTCTTAACTCCTTCTTTAAGTGTAGGGGTATTTAGTTTGAGATACTTACCCGTTTTAGAAGCGAGCATCGCTTGCTTAGCTATTCCACTAGCGACTTTAAACCCAACTCCTCCGGGGATACCAATGTTAACTAAAAGTTCTGTAATTTTTCCTGCGGCTGTGGCTTCTGCTTTCTCATCCCATTCGGTTAGATCGTCAAACCATTTTTCAACTTCAGCGGCTTTACCTGAATCGACTCCAAGATCCAGAAGCGTTGCACCGAGTGAAAATAAACCTTTTGGAATTGCGATAAGACCGGAACCCACACCTGCGAGCATGGATTCAAAAGTACCTACCTTATTATTGGGTCCTGAATCTTGACCTCCATAGACTTCTGCAAAGGACTTGGCCATTTATCCTCCTACCATTCCTGCTTAGGAACGCCATTTCTAACTTCTATTACATCTGTACCTACTTGATAGAAGCCATCATCTTTCGTAGCATCCCCTGTAAGAAGAGCCTGTACTATTTCGACAGGATCCTTATCCTCTTTACCTTTGAGCATTTCTGTAGTGATTACTTCTTTAAATTCTTTGCCTGTTTTGTTGGCCCAAATACGAGTTTGTTTTTCAATATCAGTAGCTGTTAGAGCCGTACTTTTCTTAAGGACTTGTAATGCTTGCAGCTCTTGTCCTAGAGTACTAGCTTGACTTGTAATTCTATTGAATGCTTCTTCAAGAGGGATACCTAATGTATCCGCCATGTCTTGTGCGTTCTTTAAATGAGTTCCTGGTTTCCATTTATATAAATCTTTTTCGATTTCACCTTTAGCCATCATCAGACCTACGGCTTCTCTAATTTGATCTGGTTTATCAAGTCGTTTACTTGTTGCTTGAATGATTGGGTTAATTAAATCTCTTGTAATATTTTTTTTATCTAACGTTCCTCTATCGCTTACAATTTTACTTGCATCGATTAAGGCATCCGCGATCGCTGTCTTCTTGGATCGGTCATAACCCATGATGTCTAAAAGATTATTTAAACGTTTGCCTCTTTGAGCGTCAGCCCATTTTTCTTGCTGAGCTTTTGTTAATGGTTTTAATTCTCCTTTTCCTGCTTTGGAATAATATGCGGCTCCGCTACCTTTGGAAGTTTCTCCGCCACCTGGAAGCGTTACGCCTGTAGGAGGAGGTGGTTCTTTAAAAGTATCTCCAAAAATTTGATCTCTAACTTTTCTTCCAGTCCATTTTGTTGCATCCCATCCTGCACCCAATATATCGGGTACGTTTCTAGGTACACCTAAAGCGGTATATCCTAGACCTAGAGAGGTAAGAGGATTTTCTCTTATGGCCATACCTAATCTTGTAGGGTCTTTTAAAGATTGCCATAGACCCATTTTACCGCTTGTATCCACGCCTGCTCCATAAGGAACTAACTGTCCTCTCGTTGTTCCAGTTCCTCCTAAAGGAATTTTTCCTTTATAATCTCTAAATCTTCCGCTAGGAGACATTATATTTTTTAATCTTCCCCATGCACCCATTTTTCCAGCAGGAAAAGCTCTTCCTGTTTTAAGACCTCTACCCAATTTCATCGCCCATGGAGCTACTCTTGCAATTCCTTGGGCTGCTGATGGTATCCATGTAAAGTGATGTTCCCTGCCTCCTGTTTTAGGAAAAGCTGGGTTTCCTACAAGGGCAGCACCGCCACCTTTATAAGGTTCTCTAATACCATGCATGACTCCCTGTTTAATGGGACCACCCATATTGAACATCGGTCTATTTAAAGTTCTCATAATTATTACCCGAACATTGGTTGTGGGTGGAACATTTTTTGGTACAAACCTCCCACTCCTAAAGCGGTACTTAAAGCTTGCGCACTTGGACTTTGTTGTTGAGGCTCAGCGTATTGGGCTGCTGCCACTCCACCGGTTAATCCTGTAATGCCTTGACCATACTGAGATAATCTTCCGTAAGGTTCATAAGCTGCCGTTTGTGCCGCTTGTTGTTGAGCGGTTAATCTTGCTTGTTCTTGTCCTTGTCTTAAACTTCCAAGCTGACCGAGAGCTCCAACATCTGCTCCGAGGGCTCCTCTTTGAAAGTTAGAAAGACCCATTTGAGCTTGACCTAATCCTAATTGACCTTGAGCAATGGCTTGCTGATTCGCGAAAGCTTGTTGAGCTCCCATTTGTGCTTGACCAAAACCTTGTTGTAATAATCCTGCTTGAAGCAGCGCTCGATTTCGATCACTGCCTGTTTGATATTCTGCTTGTTGAACGCCTTCACGTCCTCCGCCAAAGGCACCCGCTGTTCCTAGTGCCTGAGTTCTTAATTGTTGCTGTCGCATTTGCGCTTGTCTGTCAAATTCTGCTAGGGAGGTATCAATCACATCTTGTTGATACGGAGACATGAAAGGTTGATAAGCTGTTGGACCTGTCAAAGCTCCGAGACCTGCTTGCGCTGTGTCTGCTGCTCCGACATTAGCCTGAGCCGCTGTTAAATAAGGAGTATAAGATCCAACCCCTTGTTGAGCTAAATTAATAGCCGACGTTTGTAAGGGATCTTCTCCGGCAACAAATTGTTGACCGGTAAATTTACTGGTATCAATCGGTACTGAATAAGTTGCCGTTGCCTGTTTGGCATAATCTTTTGCTGTGTCTGCTAAATAATCAGGTAATCCGTTGGCCATTATTCTATCCTCGTTTGTAATTGTTGCATATTATTATACATTCCCTGAGCGCCTTGAGATTCTTCTGAAATCTGTCCGCCCGATTCTAAATGATTCATTACATTTTCCATGACTGCCGCGCCCGCGTCAATGTCCCCGCCGCCTGCATTTCTTACAGCGTCGGCTGTGAATACAAATTCGTTTTTAGAAAGTCTTGCGGGTACATCATCTGCTTTTTCTTCTCCACCGAGTGCTACAAAACCTCCTTCGTTTCTATAATCTTTTTCCATACCACCAAGACTCATGAGTCCGCCTTCCGCTCTTCCTACTCGCACGCCTCCACTTGGATAGTCAAATTGGTTATAACCGGGAGGGGTTGTATAGCCTCGAACATGAGAACCTATGACTCCGCCTTCTTGTGCTCCGATTCTTCCGCCTTGAGCTCTGCCTTCTTGTTCTTTAATCATTTCTACAAAGTCTTCAATGGACATCGGTGTATTACCAGCCTGTATCATGTCTTGAGCATAGTTTGAATACAAATTAGCATAGTAATCTAAACCACCAGCATACCCAATCCTTCCGCCTTGAGCAGCAAATTGAATGTCTTCTTGCATCGCCATTGCTTCTGGTTGCTGTTCCATTGCCGCTTGATAGACAACCATTAATTGTTCTTCATCTAATTCTTCTAATCGTAATTGGAAAATTTCCATTGCTAAAACTTCAAGTTGTTCTCGTGTGGGTTCGCCTTGAACCTCTTCAACATTTTCTTCCATCAATCCTGCAGGTGTTGCTTCGATCATGGATGCATCTTCTACGAGTTCTCCACCTTGGTATCCCGCTCTACCACCTTTAGCGTGTTTGCCATATATTGAATCATGATCAGGATCTGGTGCGGTATCAACTAACCATTCATTAAAAGTTGTATCAGGAGAAATTAGTCCATCCTCT